AAGAAAGAGTGCATTCACGGACTTCATCGTTCGTGGACATGTCACAAGAAATTGATTTTTCTTCAACAGCTTGCTCAATGCATCTTCAACATTCTTTCCATACTCAGAGCGAATACTTCCTCTTTGGCTACGCACTTGCAACTTCTTTGCAACTACTTTTACTGACCGTGGAGCCACCTCATACATTGATTGAGCCTGAACTATTTTGTCAATTGGTGTTTCCACCTTCTTTCCTCTAGTCGCCAAAAGCCATATCGTAAGCACAGACACTACCGAGCCCAATGCAATTGAAACTGCATTGCGTTTGATGGTGCTCAAGAACTTTGGGACATAGCTCTGCAACTCCTGACAAAATATTTCAGGTGTAGTCAACGTTTGATGTGGACACACAGAACCACTACGCCAATGCGCATATCTATGCTTCCAACGAGTGAAAAAACTCACGTTCTTACATTGAGGACATTCCAAGCTGAGAGCTTCACTGGGTAAACCATCTGAATTCGCCAGAGCACTGAAGACAATTCCTTTCATCTTCAACAATCTGGCAGGATTTTCAGGTTCACTCAGCAAAAGCTCATCAATTGAATTTAGAAAATTCAAAGCTTGAATTCTAGTAAAAGATTTCTGAAATCTTTCCACAAGTTGTCTCTCCACTCTCACTCGCTCCATAGATGTCCACATCGTTGGTAATGGCTCATCACCCATTTCAGCAGTGAGGTTTGCTCTCGCTCGTGCCTTCATCTCTTCTATATACTTTCCTCCCCTCTTAATGTTCTCACAGTAAGAGGCTAGGAGAATATCCAGAAGAGCTTCATATGGCATCCACTGAGAGATAACCTCATTATTCATGTTATTCTCAAGCTGAAATTCATATACTTCTGTATATAACAACTTCTCAGTTCCAAACACTCGTTGTACCTTCTGCCTGTCCAAAACTGCAGTTGGTGGTGGTCCAGTTCCATACTTGTGTGTCATTTTCAAAAATTCAGGTTTAACCTTCACGCGCACGACAAAATCCCTTCTTCTACGAATAGCATCAGGGCAGTTCATCTCACGCATGTCTGGCTCCTTCAAATTTGATGTGATCAACACAAGTTCAGACTTGAACCGAGCACTCTTCTTCTCCTCCAATTCCGCAACATGCAATGGAAATGGCATTATGTTCGCACACTGAATTATTTCACTAACCTGCGAACACTTATCATTTCCAGGAATTTTGGAAGAGAAGTCATCATATACCACAACTTTGTGATTTGGTGTATAACCATCCCAAAAGTCTGTATCCACATTTCTGCAAAAAATGTGTTTATAGACTGTATCAGGATCCTTACACTGTCCACTCTTTGTCAACAAATCAATACTCAAGAAATTCACGAGCGTTGATTTGCCAACACTGGTATCACCATACAACCAAACAACAAGAGGTGGTACACGAGGAGCATCCAAGAATTCAGACTGAGCCCGATAATTATCCATTTTCTCTGCTTTCATATATACTTCCAAGAAAGTATTCCACAGAGTAGGTGGCAACCGCAGCAATGAGAGATCTCTCTTGAACTTTCGTCCAATCTCCATCAACTCATTACTTTCTGCTCTTTGGGATTCCTCAGTCAAATGCCCTGTCTGCTTGAAAACATCATGCAGAGCATAAACTCTTGCAATCCAAGGAGAAAGCGTATCATCAGCATTCACCAAATCTCGCATACTTGGCGACACTCCAGTTACTTTCTCCTCAAAGAAGTCATAGGCAGATTTGAATGCATTTACACACACTCTAATTGCCCCATCACATCCTGTCACTGCACGTGCTGCATTGCCAAAATCTCCAAAAGAACGAAGAAA